GCGATATAATAAATATTATACCTATTTACCTGAAATAAATTCTTCTTCTACTCCTAGCCCTATTGGGAGATTTTGGAAGATTACAGTTTCCGAAGAAGGTGTTACAGAGTGGCAACTCAATAGAATTGAAATCATGTATAAGGCGATGGAGGACAATGTATAATGATAAAACGAATATTGATTTTTTCTGTTTTGTGTATGATGATTTGTCCATTTGCTTCTGCGAGATCACAACGTGATGAAATTCCGAATTTTGAAAAAGATAGCGTTGTGATACTCAACAACGAACTTAGAAAATTGCGGAATGATCTTAATTCCCTTGGCAAGATATTTTCGTATCAATCTGATCTTATTGCAGATGATGCAACGGTAAGTCTTCCTGATGCAACTCATGGGTTTGTAACTGTAACTTGTAATGCAGAATGTGGAACATGGGTTGTTGAAAGTGATGGAACGTGTACAAAGGTTGTTGGGACAACAAATACTGCGGACACGGACTTGGACACAGACTTGTGTGTATACGATGGAGGAACAAAAGGAATAGTTAAAAATAGATTAGGTGTAAATGGTGAAATTGTTATTAGTTATAATTATAATTAAATAGGAGGACGAAAGATGAAAAAATTATTGTTTTTATTTTTAATATTTATTATGTCATGTGGAAATGTGTATTCGGCAGACCAGTGGACTAAAACTGCTCCCCAAGGTTCTGCAAATATAAGCACTGTTGATACATTACTGCAAACAAATAATGGAGCAACTGACCGGATTTTATACAACTATCGTGAGAATTTAACAGTTATTCCTGATACGTCAGCACAAATTAAAGTATTAACTGGTGAAATTGCTATTCCAAACAGTGCAGGTTCGATTGTGAAATGGAGACGAAACACATCAACGACTACTGTAACATGGGCTGATATTGATACAGGTGCGGAAGCGAGTAGCACACAATATTATGTTTACGCTTTAGGTGATACTGACGTTACTACTTGCACATTTAAAATTTCCACATCTGCAACATCTCCTGATGGAGCGACTCAATACAGAAAGATAGGATATTTTTATAATGATAGTTCGTCAAATATTGTAAATGTGGGGAACATAAAGGGTGGAGATGTAGGAAATGTTATGCAAGTTGTAGGAACAACAGATATTACTACAACTAGTACAACCTATGAAGACATGACAGATATGGAGATAAAATTTGTAAGTAGTGGACGTCCTGTTTTGGTACTGTTTGAAGCACCTTTAGAGAATTCTAGTGTGAAACAGTGGGCTCAAATAGAAATTGATGGATCGGGTAAAAATTCATCAATGCGGTATGAGCATGATAGCTCTTCTCCACAAACATCAAATATCCCTCTTGCTATTCATTATTTAGACACAACTCTTAGTGCCGGTTCTCATACTATAAAAATTAAATGGAAAGTTAATACCGGTACTGGATATCAAAAAGGTACAACAAATGGGTATAGAATCTTAACCGTTATGGAACTTTAGAAGGGGGGATACAATGAAATATGTCGTTATTTTTTTATTCACATTGCTTATTAGTAACAATGTAATAGCATTGGAATTATCGAAGTATGAGTTTGATAACATTAATGTAATAGATTTGAAATTGAAAGATAAATATAAAGAGTTTAAGGGATTTAATGGTTCAAAAGATTATATGAATACGCTTGGATTAGACGGCGAAATAGTGCGTAAGGAAATTGATAAAATGTCAATTACAACATTGAAAAATAATACTAAAGAAAAAAAGATAGAACGAAAACTTGTTAAGAAATTAAAACTATCAGGTTATGATAAAGAAGAATTGCAAGCATGGGGACTTGACCCTGACAATGACACTGATAATGAATAGGAGGTAAAAAATGCTATCATTAAATATACCGGGATTTGCTGAAGATGAATATTATCAAAAAAGTCAAAAGCAACTTTACAAATTCGGTCAATCTGGGCTACAGGGCAAGTTCGACCCTTACTATAAAGGCATCGGCGAATACGGTGGGGAAGCCCTTGAAGGTTTAATTGGGATGGGAACAAGAGATATTACTAAAGCGGTAACTGAAGATGCTGCACGCAGAAGGACGGGTTCAGGCGGACGTTCGACATCTGCGATTGCAAAAGCAACTGGGGATATGACCACAAAATTAAGATGGCAAGATTTTCTGCGTGGAATGGAAGGAAGGGAATCATTACTTAATAAATCATTAAGTACAATGTCGGGGGTGCGTAGAACTGGACAGACACAACAACTTCAGAAAAACCAATATGAACAGTGGAAAACTGGACTTGAAACAGATGTTGCTGCACAGAACCAAAAAGAGGAAGAAGCAGAAAAAGCAAGAAAATCTGGAATGTGGCAGAAGATAATATCAGGTGGGCTTGCTATTGGCGGGACTATTGCAGGTGGAATGATGGGCGGTCCGACTGGAGCAAAGGCAGGATATACGCTAGGTTCTGCTGCGGGTAAAGGTTTTTCAACTCCACAAATGAATTATGGAAGTTTGCCATATTCTGTTCGCAGATGATATAAAAGTAAAAGGGGGATATAAAAATGCCAGATATGTTAACAATCGCTGCCGGACTTGTTGAAGGAGTAAGCAGAGCAACTGAAAACTTTAACAATGTTTCTTTGGCAATGCAAGATAGAGAAAGACAGAAAAAAATTGATGATTATAGTTTCAAACAAGCAGATTTACAAATTAAAAAAGATGAAGAATATCTTTCTCCTGATATGACACAAGCAAGACAAGAGCAGATAAAGACAAAGCAAAAAGATTCAAAAGCTAAATTTGCAATGGACATGATGAAAATAAGAACAATGAAAGTAGAACATGCTCAAATTCTACAAGAAAAGCAACAAGAACAGGAGATGTTTACTATACTTGCTGCAAGAATGGGAGAAACTCCACAAGATGAACCAGTAGATTTTACGGGCGTATTGCCACAAGGAACAACTCATAAAATCGGACGATATTCTTTCAAGGGTGGTAGTGCGAAAGTATCAAAAGACGAGCAATTAGGGAATGATGTTGGAGCATACGAACGTGGAGAAAAAACACTTAAAGACTTATATAAAAAATATTCTGTTTCAAAAGTAGACAAGAAAATAGATGCGTTATTACCTCCTTTACCTCCTGACCCTAGGTTTAAGGTTGAAGGTGGATTTAACGCTTGGAGAAGTCCTCACAAAGCTGAATTAAATGAAGTAACTATTTACGAATTAAATAGGATAAAAACAAAAGATCAGTTGCATCAAGCAATATCAAATAGAGTTAATTTAGAAGATAAGGGCGTTGATGTTGATGCAATTATGAAATATCATGGGGACAAATTATTAGGAGATGCAGAGGGAAAGAAAACAAGTAGTAAAATTGCATTACCTAAAGAAATCAAAAAGACAAGTGAAGCATTAGACTATCTCATGGAACAAGAAAGCATGACAGAAGATGAAGCAATCGACTGGATAAGGAAGTCAATAAGATGACGATAAAATTAGATGATGATATTGGAGTTTTACAACCAACATCTGAAACTAACAAGAAATCTTCTTTGAAATTAGATGATGATATTGGAGTTTTACAACCAACATCTGAAACTAACAAGAAATCTTCTTTGAAATTAGATGATGATATTGGAGTTTTTGAGTTTGGTGGTGGTGAAACAAAAGGATCAGGAGCAACGGGAGGTTGGGCTCTTCCTGAAGAAAAAAAGACTTATTTAGAAGCCTCTGAAGAAATCACAGGATTTGAAAAAATAACAGATAGCGTCTTAGACTTTGCTCAAAAACGTGGGATTATCCCTTCTGTAAACATCTTTGAAACATTAGGATTAAAGCAAACAAGAGAACAGGATATTGCAAGATCACAGAATATATATCAAGTTTCAAAAGAATTGGGAATACCATTAAGTGATGTTCGTAAAAACTATGACGATATCATGGAAAAAGAATACGGTATGATTACTCCCATTAAACAAAACGAAAAGCAAATGGAACTAATGATTGCAGGTGGGGCATTAGTTGGGCTAGGGACTGCCCCTGCTTCATTTATTTATGGTATAGGTAAGTACATAGCTACAAGCGAAGTATTGAAGAGAACGGCATTCCCCGCCATAGAAGCGGTAAGGAAAACTGTTGCCGGAGAACCTTATAAATATAAAAAAGCTGGATTAAAAGAAGCAACAGGAGCAGAGACAGCAGGTGCTCAAATGGGTGCAGACATTATAGAATTACTTTTGACTGGTGCAGTAATGAAGGGTGCAGAGCGAGCAATCGTAAGACCAATTTTAAAGAAGACTTTTAACCTTGGGTTTGAAAAGCTTATTAAGGCAGGTTGGATAAATCCGAAAAAGTCAGGTGAGATCAAAATATCGCCAGAAAACTTCAACAAATTAGTAAAGGGTACACCTATTGAAAAAGCTATTTCAGAATATATCAAAGTGAAAAACTTGAAACTTCCAAAAAAGTTTGGCGTTGAAGCAGATGTAACTACTCCTAAACCAAAAACACCATTAAAGATTACTGATAAAGCTTTAAAAGTTCCGGTAAAAGAACCGGTTAAGCCTATAATAAAAGCACCTGAAACAGTACAAGAGAAACCCGCAGAATTTGAAAAGGAAGTATTGACACAGAAACCAGAAACAGAGGTAACTAATGGAAGCCAAAAAACCAAACAAGCAGAAGTCGTGGCGGACATTAAGACCGTGCGACCCACCACCGTACATAAGAAACCTTTATCCAAAATTGCAAAAGAAGAAAAAGCAAGAGAAACAAAAATAGAGCCTCCAAAACCGCCAGAATATATTGAAGATTTTGACAATTTACATGATGATAGCAAACAAGCAGTAAATTCTTATGAGCGTCAAAAAGATATTTGGTTTGGGAAGAAAGATACTCGTATCTTGCGTACACAAATAGAGACAAGATTACTCCAAAAAGAAATTAAATCTTCATTAAGCAAAAAGGTTTACGACGTAGAGTCAAAAGAATATGACAAAGCAATCCAAATATATTTGGATAGTAAGCGTAACCCAGAGCATCTTAAAAAATATCGTGGGAAACTTACCGCTGAACAGCAAAAGACAGTAGATCTTTCACAAAATCTTCCTGACAATATAAAAGCAATTGCAGACAAAATAGATCAAAGTTATAAGGAGTTAGGATTAGAAGCATTAGAGGCAGATGTAATTAAAAATGTACTTGATAATTATGCCGGAAGAATTTGGGATATTCCAAAGAAACAAACTACTGCCTTTTTTAGAAAGTTTGGAGTGAAAACAAGTCATGCAAAACAAAGAAAATTTGGTACTATTGTTGAAGGATGGGCGAGTAGATATAAATTAAAAGTTGAAAGTGCAACAAACAACTTAGAGATATTAAAGACAGAAATTATCAAAACTATTGAAGATAAAAATTTTCTTAAACAATTACAAAAAATAAAAACTATTGAAGGACAACCATTAGTAAGTAATAAAAAACTTGAAGGTTATGAACGTATTGAACATAGCAATTTCAAAGTGTGGAAACATATAGGAAAAGCGACAGAAGAAGATTTAAAAATATATAGTAAGAATACTTTTGTTGACGATAAAGGCAATTTATTTCAAAAACAAGAGTTGTATGCACCGAAAGAACAATCTAAAAATCTTAATAACATATTAGGTGTATCAAAATTAAAAGATCTTCCTGGTGTCCATACCATTACAAAATACAATGCTATTGCAAAAGCATGGATATTGCAGAGTTCTTTCTTTCATCATTTAGCATTTTTACGATCTTATTGGTTTGGAACAAATCATAAAACATGGGGTGAAATGAGCCCACTCCAAGCGTATAAGCAAGGAATAAAGGCAATGGAAGAATCTAGTCCCATTGTAATGCTTGGTGTTAAAAATGGGCTTACATTGGGAATCAGGCAGGATTGGTCAGAAGAACTATTACAAGAAAAAACTGCTATTGGTGTCTTATTAGATAAATGGAAAGTATCGAAAGTAGTTAAAGATAAGATCCTAGATTTAAGACAAAAACAAGCAGACTTTTTATTTGGAGAATATGGGGCTGGTCTTAAATCAAAAGCTTTTATGATCGAATATAGAAACCTTACAAAAAAATATCCTAATATGAATATTGATGATGTAGCAAAGATGGCTGCGAATCTTATCAATGATGATTTTGGAGGATTGCATTTACAAAGATTAGGGAGAAATCCTACAGTACAACATATCTTTAGATTATTTATGCTTGCCCCTGATTGGACTGAGTCAAATGTGCGAACAATGATTAAATCTTTTAGGTCTGGCACAAAAGAAGAAACAAAAATGTATAGAAAATTTTGGGCTGGAATTTTTACTAAAGGTGTTTTGTTGACAGTCCTAGCAAATTTACTTCTTAATAGAGAAGACTTTTTAAAAACGTATAAACGTGCATGGGAACAGGGCGGTTTAAAGTGGCTTGATGTTGATGTAACAAACATTTATAAAGCAACTGGAGGAAAAGCTAAAAATAGGAAATATTTTTCTATTATTGGACATTTCAAAGATCCATTGAAATTTATAACTCATCCTATACGTTCTGCACAACATAAAGGAAGCGTTGTATATAGATTCTTTCACGAAGCATTAACAGGTGTCGATTGGGCGGGGAGACGGTATACTACAGTAAAAGAAATCGTCGGAAAAGAGCCAGGGAAAAGAAAATATAAAGGGAAAACCGAAGTGTGGGATTATGGAAAACGTGGGGCATTAGAATATAATCAGCTACCTTCTTTTATGTTATCTCAAGTAAAGGGATGGCAACCTGTTCAAATCCAAAATTTGATAAATTGGTTTGCAGGTGAAACAGAAGGATTTGATGCCATTCTAAATTCTGCTGGTATTGGTATTACAACTGGTTATAAAAAAGTGAAAAAAACACAAAGTGCATATATGAAAAAACGGGCTGCAAGAAGGAGGAGATAAAACTATGAAAACTATAATTGTTATTTTATTATGTTGTTTTGTTGCAGGCTGTGGGAGTCATGGGATTTACTTCAAAGAGGTTGAAGATGGAATCATAATTAAACCATTGGAAAAACAATTTCTTTTCTTCACTTCCAAATTATCAAGCGGAAAATATGAGTATGCGAATGGAGATAAAAAAGCATCTGCCGACTTTAAGAAGGAGCCAATGAAGCTAATTGACTTGAATTTAGCAAAACTTGGAGAATAGACATGAGTAAATTTATTGATAACTTTGCAGACTGGGTTAAGCCACGAACAATGTTTGCACTTTTATTCTATGCGACGGCGTGTTATCTTATATTAAAACAAATAGAGATTCCCCAATTCCTAAATACTACTTGCTCTGCTTTATTTGGGTACTATTTTGGAATTAAAAAAATGAAAGAAAAATGAAATCATGGGATTTTTATTCAATAAAATTCTTAAACATGCTATTATTGCAATTGATAAACAAAATTTCGGAAAAGACCTAGCCGAATATGCCTATAAAAAATGGAACGTGGGTGTTGCCGAGAAGATCATAGAATTATTAATCGACGAGTCAGCGAATGCAAAAGCAAAACTAGAAGAAATCAAAAAGGGAAAAGATGAACAAAAAAGGGAAAACGTATAAACAAACAAATAAATTTGGTGAGTTTAAATGTTCTGTATGCGGTAAATTTTCAATGGCAAAATATTGGTGTACTGAATGCAAACAAGAATACAACAAAAAATATCATTACGATAATAAGGAAAAAATATTAAAAAGAAAAAAAATATACGAGAGACAAAGAAGATTAACAAGGACGGATGAACAAATAGAAAAACGAAAAGAAGTTGCTAGAAACTGGTATCACAGAAACAAAGAAGATGTTTTAAAAAGGAATATGGACTATTTAAAAAAAGCTAGAAATCTAGTTTTAAATAATTATGGTAATAAATGTGCATGTTGTGGTGAGACACATAAAGAGTTTTTATATATACATCATATAAATAACGATGGCGGAAAACATAGAAAAGAAGTTGGACGAACAGGTAGACATTTTTATGTATGGATAGTTAAAAATAATTACCCAAAAGATTTAGAATTATTATGTTACAACTGTCACATGGCGGAAACATTTTACGGAAAGTGTCCTCATGAAAAAGAAAATAAGTAGAATTAAAGGATACAAGAGAACTCAATGCAATCAAGGACATAATCATCAATCAAAAGGTGAAGCACGATATTGCAATAAACTAGCATTTCTCGTAAAGATCAAAGAAATAAAAGAATATCATTCACAAGAGAATGTTCCAATTATGGTAAACCAAGTAAAAGTTTGTACTATGAGAATCGACTTTTTGGTAATACTCAATAATGGAAGTAAAGAGTTTCACGAATTCAAAGGATATGAAACTGATATATATAAACTTAAATATAAATTATTTAAAGCATGTTATCCCGATGAAGTATATTTGAAAAAAACCTATAAGGATCTCAAGTGACACTATAAACAAAAAGGGGTAAATCATGAGTGCAACAAGTAGAATTTTAAATACCGCAGTACAAGAAAAGAATGTAGAAGATTTAAAAAAGGTTTTAGCACAAGGACGTGAACCAGAAAAAACAGGTCTGTGGAACTGGATAAAAAGAGTTGCAAGAAAATTGCCAGTACAGTTTATAAAAGTAATGCTTAGAGTTTTAAAAGAGTTTTTAAGAACAGAAGTAAGGACTCTTGCTTTTGACTTATTTGGTAGAGCATCGGAGTTGCAAAAAGAAATAGTTCTGGGGAACATGACACCAGAAGAAGCCGGCTTAAAATTAAGAAGCGATGCAAAAGAAATTTCCCCACAAGCATTAAAAAAATCAGATTTTATTATTAACTTACTTTGTGAAATTGCAGTTTTTGCTGTGAAGTTGATTTCAAAATAAATAAGGAGTTATTGATGACAGATATAGGCAGGTCTTTAAAAGAAGAAGATTGTACAAAATGTTTTTTGTGTTCAATGGGTCTTTCTCCTATTGAATCGATGTTGTATGGCAATAGGTGTTTATGGTGCGGAGAAGAGATCAGTATACCATCCTTAATAACGTTCTTATTTAGAATGTATTATGACTATCGTATATACAAAGTGTGTCTACAAATAAAAAACATCTGCAAAGATCCCATGCAGGCACGAACTTTGTATCTTGGTTCAATGGGTGTCTATGGTTTCAACAATTTCGTTAAGCTTAAGACAGTAAAAGACAGAAAAAACCTACTAAGTGAATTAAAATATGTTTTGAAGAAGATCAATAGAGAAGGTGTGCCAACGCTTGGTTAATTACTGATAAATACTGATAAACATATCTTGACAATGTTTTCATCCTAGTGTAATATTGTGTGTGTAAACAAAGGATGAAAACATGAAAATTTTACTTAAAGAAAAACAATTTACAAAAATATGTTTAATAAAAAATCTATCTCCTGCGACACTTTCAAAAAAACTAAAAATCTCTCAGTCTTATATTTCTATGCTCACAAAATATAATAAATATAAGGTCTCACCATCATTTATCTTGCGAGAAAAAATCATAAAATTACTTGATTCAGATTTTGATACTTTATTTATTTGTAAACATAAACAAAAATAGCAGATAAGAAATTACTCTTACCTGCTATCTTGCTCACCTCTACGAAAGGAGAACACATAATGAAAGGTTACCAACCAACTAACGTAAAAACCATTCTATCAGAAAAAGGTTCAAACATCAAGGATAAAGAATTTTATTCAACTTTGTTATTACAAGAGAAAACTTCCATTTGTGCTTGCGATTCTTATTCTTCTGTGAGAAAGGGAAATAGAAATGGCATTCACAATCGATAAAAAATTATGTGCGAGATTAAAAGCAACTGGAAAATTTAAACCGATCATGTGCGAAAATTGCCGAAATAGAAAGAGCTGTAAGGAAAGAAAAACTAACATACAAAATGAAAAGAACAAAAAATGAGACCATCAGCATTAGCAATGTCAGCAAATTGTCCAGCGAGTTTTAGTCTTAACAAAGGATATGGAAGTGAGGTAGCAGTCGAAGGTACAGCATTTCATATCCTAGCGAAAAACAAAGTTCTTAATGAACCTATTGACTTTGACTATGTTGAAAAAAGATTCAATCTAGACGAGCAACAAATGAAAGACTTACGAATTGGACTATACAACCTTGAAGTAGCTATTCCTGAAGGTGTAATTGTTCATACAGAAGAATTGATTAAATCAACTACTATGAATTTGCAAGGTACTTTTGATCTGTTTCTTGAAAAAAAGACAGAGGGTACACTTTTAGACTGGAAAAATGGGAGAATGGATGTTCACCACCCAAAAAATAATCTTCAGTTAATTTCATATGGAATTATGGTTTTTGAGAATTATCCTCATATTGAAAGACTCAATCTTGTAGTTTTGCAAACACGGTTAAGACAATACAAAGAATACATGCTAACTCGTGAGGAAGCAATAAAGTACAGGGATATTATAGAAGAAATAATTATTGAATCAGAAAAAGAAAAACCCCAATTCATTACTGGCTCATGGTGCAGTGATTGTTTTAACTGTTTAGCATGTCCGGCATTTGCAGGTCAGTATCTTGAGTTTTCAAAAAGTATAGTTCCAGTAGCAGGAAGTATTGATGTAAAGCAAGCATTAGAACAATTAGTTCCTATGGCAAAAAGAGCGACTACGATAGCCACAGGTATACTTAATCTTGCAAAGGCATACATAGACCAGCACGGATCTATTAATCTTGGTGGTGGAACAATATATGCAAAAGTTGAATATGAAAAAAAGAAACTTGATATAAAAAAAACGTTGCAAGTTCTAGAAGGATTTTTTCATGGTGCTGAAATGGAAATAATTACTGTGAGCGCATCAAAGATAACAGAGCTTGCGAGAAAAAAGAAAGAAAAAAGGGGATTAGCAAAGCAAGTAACTGCGAAGCTTGAAGAGGTAGGGGCTTTTTATAAAGAACCTGCTGTAATTTATAAGATTCTTAAAAATTGTATTGTTGAGCAAAAAGATGAAACTATCTAAAAGCAGAGGAAACCTATGATGGATTTATCGAAGATAAAAAGTAGACACCATGGTAATGATAACTCGGGTTCAGGCTATGGCGATGGCTATAGCGATGGCGATGGCACTGGCTATGGCGATGGCGATGGCGATGGCTCTGGCGATGGCTGTGGCTATGGCTATTGCTCGGGGTGGTAAGCATGAAAGATAATACTATTGATTTAAAGATTAAAATTGATGGAGTAATGTATGGAATGTATGGTAAGAACATATAATGAAAAAAAATTCAAAACTAAAAAAGGAGAAACACAATGAAACCAAGTCCATTTAAAGTAGGGGGAAAATTTTTTATCCGAACAGTAACTTATCACTTAGTAGGTGAAGTAGTAGAAGTAGTAGGGTCATTTATTGTTCTAAAAGATGCTAGCTGGGTTGCAAATAGTGGTAGATTTTCACAAGCTATAAAAGATGGAATACTTGATGAAGTTGAACCCGTTGGTGATGCACTTGTAAACATGGAAAGCATTACAGATTCTTTCCCTTGGGTTCACGCACTTCCTGATTCTCAAAAATAGGAAAGGTAATGCTATGAAAATATGTTATCCAAGGTCAAATTCAATTTCAAGGTCAAGATCATGGGGAATAGTAGTGTCAGGGTCAGGGTCAAGGGAAGGTAATAGGTTATCTTCAGGGTCAGAGTTAAGAGGGGAAGGCGCAGGGTTATGGAGAAGTGGAGTGTCAATGTCGGGTGCCCTATGGGAAAAATCAAAGTCATATTCAAAGACAGAGTTTAATGTATGGTAGAAGTCAAAGTCAAATATATGGATAGGTTATTTTTAATTTATTAAACAATAAAAAGGAGAAAACGATGAGTGAAAAAAAAGAGATTATGGAAAACGGAAACAAAAATGCACTGCAAGCACTTGCAGAAAGATTACAAGTTTCATCAGATGTATTGCAAAAAACGCTACAAGCAACAGCATTTAAAGAATGTAAAACAAACGAGCAATTTGTATCGGCAATTATCGTTGCAAATACTTACGGCTTGAATCCATTGCTGAAAGAAATGTACGCTTTCCCGGGAAAAGGTGGGGGGATTATTCCTGTTGTTGGGATTGATGGATATATTAAACTTTGCACCCGACACAAAAAATATAATGGAGTTGTATTAACTGAAAATAGATGTGAAAGAAATGATTTACTTGCAGACCCTTCAGGATCAGGGGTTGAAAGCATTACTGCAAAATTTTATCTTAAAGGAATTGATTATCCAGTAGAGGTAACAGAGTACATGTCAGAATGCTATAACTCTTCAAAGGAACCGTGGAAAAAATGGTCGAGGAGGATGCTAAGACACAAGGCATATATGCAAGGGGCAAGAGTAGCATTCGGATTTTCTGGGATATATGAAGAAGATGAAGCGGAGAGAATAAGAGAAACAGAATCACAAGTAATCGATTCAACTGCATCAACTATTTCTGGTGGAATGGTAGGGTTTAAGAAAACTAATGAAAACAAGATCGCTAAAGCTCCTAAAGAAGATATAGAAAAAGCAAAAGAGGTAGATATCCCATACAAAGAAAAAAAAGTTAAGCCTGTGGACTCTGATACAGCAAAAAGACAAGAACAAGGTGTTGAAGGTACAAATAAGGTACATGTAGAAGCTGATGGCCAAAGAGAATGACGAAGGGAGGATATTTCATAATAACTAAAGAAGGTAAAAGACTATACTTTCCGTGGAACAGTGAAGAAAAAAAAGGAGAAGTAGAATGGAATGGAAATTTAAAAAAAACGCAGAACCACAAGGAAGTAGTGACGATTTCTGGTACGCATTAAATAATGGGTATATAACTCCAGAAGAGGTGCTTGCAGATTTAGAACAACTTCAAAAACTAGAAGATGCTGTTGAGCTACTTAATAGTTTTGAACAGGCACTTGAAGATAATGATTTGCGTATAGAATTTTAAAGAAAGGAATAAAATGAAATATGTAGGAATTGATGTCGGACTCAGTGGTGGAATAGCAGAGGTTGACGAGCATATGAATTGTGTTTTATGGGATATGCCTGTCTATTTAGTCAAGCAGGGAAGCAGTAAAAAAGAACTTGACGAATAGACAAAATACTTGTGGCTCAAAATAAGATCGGGAATAAAGCCTTTTTTGAAATTATTGGGTCTTATGGATTCGAGAGCGTTGAAGAAGTACGAAATATTAGTGACTTAGAGAAACTTTTAAAAGGGCTTGCTCCTGTTAAATCTAAAGGCTAAAGTAATTTTAAAATAAGTAAAAAAAAAGTGCCATATACTCAACGTATGGCACTTTTTTTATTTCCTCCATATTTTAGTTTTAAGCGATCTTTACCAAAAAGGTATATACTTTCACCTTAACTAGATAAAAGTTACATATTGTGGCCACACGATCAAGATAATAGCTCCAGCAATAAGAGCAAAATAGATAATGAATAATCCTAGTAGAGAGCCTTTACGTTTCATTTTTACTGCTCCTTAATACGTACTTCTTTTTTAGAGATATCAAAGGCTAGAGTTTTATCTTTTAAATGGGGGTATAAGCAATAGGTCATAGACCACCCTATCTTTTACCTTTCTTAATATTTATACTATTATGTGCTTTCATTTCTTTCCATTTCTAGGTCACATACACTACAAAATACTACTATTTTATTATCAACCATGCACTCCATTAACTCCCTACCACAACAACTGCACTTTTGTTTTCTCATTCCACTTTTCCTTATTGGTTGTTGTTTTCAAATAAATAAGAAAGAGAAGATAGTTGGTTTAGAATTTCTTTTGATTTTTCAACTTCTATTTCCTGTGATCTCTTTTTAATTTCATCTGCACATTCCATGTAGCCAATAAAAAGCAGTATTAATATTAGCCACCCATACCATGGAAGGATGAATATTAGTACAACATAACCGATCACAACTAAGATAAGCCAACGATCATGTTTCATTGCTATTGCTCCATTTTTCTTATTAAATATTCGTTTTCTATATTAAATGATTTTGTCCATAATTCGATAAGACCTTCATTCGGGAAATTCAAATATATTTTGTATTTATAATCAGTGCGTATGTCATCGTATTTTTTATATAAATCGTTATCTTTTTCTATTGCAAAAACAGTACACATACGAAGAACCCACAAATAATTTGAATAGTTTATGCTTTTATTCGCATTAATATCTACTTTGTAAAGTGCTTTATGTTCCTTTAGGTCGGTTTCAAGTTGTTGTATGTTTTTCTTATCAGAATATGATGTATTTTTTTTGTTCATCAGATCCATTATTTCTTTATTCATTTTTTTAATTATTAAAGGTTCGCTTGGTGGTGGTTGATAGCTCCAATTTGCGTTCTTATCGCTCCAGTAACAACATATTTTATCTAATTCATATTGATCTATTTCCCCGCTAACTTTTTTGTTAAACCCCTCTTTAAGCTCTTTTGGCATTGCCTGTATTACTCTTTCACCTAAAATCATAATTGTATGTTCTCCATTTCTAACGTATTATTAGACCACTTTTCTGGTGAGTATCTTCTATCTTCTGATTTAAAAAGATAAATTGTATTAACTTTCTGTTTTTCTCCTTTATCATTAATCTTTATTTTAATATTCATGCCAATAATACGAGATAGAATTCTTTCTCCAAATTGTTTTTGTATTTCTTCTACTTTTAAATTGGAAGTAATTACTGTCAATAACTCATTCTTCTCTCTAGCATCAAGTAGTGTTAACAATTGCATTTTTACAAATTCCTTATTTGATGTTCCAAAATCATTGATAAAAAGTACTCCGTCAAAATAACAATAGTGTTGAACTTCTTCTTCTATGCTTTCATTGTTTGAATAGGCAACACGCATCTTTTGGAAAAAATCCAATGTTTCAATCCATGCAATGCTAGTTCCATTTAAAATATACTTAATCGCAAGATTTGATATGAAGATTGATTTGCCAGTTCCGCATTTACCATGAATATATAAGTTTGTATTCACACATTTATCGAGTAACTGTGTTCTGTCAGTTTTTAAGTTCCTGTACTTTTTAGGTATAAGAAGCATGTTGTTTTTAATTGAGATGGTTCTTCTTTTCTCTTCAAGTTCTTCATAAAATAATTGTTCGCATGTATCATCACAAAATTCTGGTTCTTTCTCGTTCCATGATTTTAATACATATTTAAATTCTTTTTTGCATCTATCACACTTTTTCTTAAATTCTCTACTCATGGGTTTTTCCTTTTGTTTAACTTATATGACCATCACCAATTTCTTCGAGTATCTTTGAATATCGATTGTCTTGTGGTTTTGCTTTTGGTTCTTTATTCTCCCATGTAAGAATTGTATGATAATGGGATTTGTATTTCTTGCCAGTAGAACCAACATAGTTGTTAAGTCGTTCAATCATTTCTTTTGTTTTTGATTCTGTTAATTTCTGTACGAGCTTTTGGTGTTCATCATTTGATAGAAAGACGAATTCTAAAAATTTAATTTTTTCTTTATCTATTTCTTTCTCTTTTTTCTTAACATTCTTAACATTCTTTCTTTCTTCTCTTTCTTCTCTTTCTTTGTTTTTGTCCTTCTCTTTGTCCTTATCCTTAAGAGCATCGTTTACACTCGCTCTTATGTCTTTGTCTTTGTCTTTGTCTTTAACCCCATGCTTGACCTCTAGTTGACCTCTAGTTGACCTCAATTTGACCTCTTTTAGACCTCTAATCAATTTAAGCTCTATATTGTTTTTATCAAATATATTAACTATCGACTGATGAACCCTGTTTTCTTCATTTAAAATAGAACCATATTGAAATACAAAAAAATCTAATATAAGCCATTTTTTATTAGGTAAAACTAAAATTCTTTCTTTATCAGAATTGATAGAGGAGAGGGCAATTTCGTAATTAATCTTTTTTCCAGTAATAAATTCAACAAATTTTTTATTAGGTTTCCATATTCCAGCATGGTCACATGTATCTTTTAAATAGTTCCATAGAAACATATATTCATAAGGCATTTCAAGGAACCAATCTTCTTTCCATATTTCTGTATCTGTAAATCTTTTAGCCATACAACACCTCCTATTCAATAAAAAAAGGGCTTCCCTCAGAGAACGTGGCTACAAGGAAAAGGTTAATTTTTCCAAACGCACTCATAAGAGAAGCCCTTTTATGGACATAAAAAAGACCCGTCCCTCGTAGCTTAGTAACATCATAACAAATAAATTAATCTGTGTCAACATCAACGGTGTAAAAATTTAATCAATCCAACGTGATATAAAAAAATGCAAATGAATGCAAGGTAATAGAAAGATGCGGTTACATGCCATGGTAAATTAAAGTAAACTACCAATGGGTGAAGTATAATTGTAGCTACTCCCCAAAGTATTATTATTTCTAGTATTATTTTTAGTAGTTTCAATTTTACTGCTCCTTTTCGTAAAACATACGACCTTTTGTCTTTATTTCAGTCCTAGAGCCATCTAGATCAACGTAGAAAAGTTTCCCGTTGCTTACTGCAATTATATATTCTTTCTCTGTTCCCTTTTCAATGTAGATTCTGAATAATTCGTCTAAAGGTTCCGTGCCAATATCCTTACAGCAAGAGGGCAAAACATAAAAATCTTGAAATTCATGGTCTTTTTGTTGTCGTTCTATTTCTTGAATAGTTTGATTTGTCTTATATAAAGTCCTTATTGGTTGAATTATGCACATAAGTAATGCAATTAAAAGAAATCCATAAAGTAATAATTTGTGAAGTTGACTGTTCATCGTAACTGCTCCTTTGTTATAACATCAACTGTTAAGATAAATTTTAACAATAGCCATGGTTAACGAAGCAGTAGTAATTATTACCCAAATTAAAAATAATACTTTGTCTGTAAAATTGTCCTTCATAACTGCTCCTTACCTGTTTTTCGTAGGGTTTTACCTATCAAGAATCAATTGTTATGGCTAAAAGGTGAAAACATACGGGTTTTTAATTAAAGTTGATTAGAGTTTAAATATGAATGTTTTTTATTTATAAAGCCCAGCCCATCCGAATCGATCTATTCATCTTGATTTTCATTTTGTCATAGTCAATTTTATTAAGTTTAAACCCCATAGCTTCAATTTCTTTTTTATAACATTCTGCACATATTCCATGACTTGTCATTTTGTTCATTTTCTTCTCATTAGTATTAATATGGTCAATTATAAATTTACAGTATGCACATTGTGAAATATAATAGTAGGAGGTAATTAATTTAGGCGATAACTTATTGCTTTTTACTTCAACATCTTTGTTGTAACTATTTTTATATTTATTATTTCGGTCATATTTTGGACCAATAACCTTAAATTGACTATCATATCCTGCTAATTCACTAAATATCTTAAGCCCTTCTGTAAATAATATTATTGAAAATGATATAACAACAAATAATATTATTACATATAATGGTCCTAATATTCCTTTCTTTCTCATGCAATTATCCTTTCTTATGGTGCTTGTGGGGGGAACATAACAGTAAGCACTACTAATAATATTGCAAGTGATCTTAGTTTCATTTTTATTGCCTTTCTTTGTTATGGGTAAAGCTCAGTCATTAGTGAATTGTGATGTAGTCCTCGATCTACCATAAGTTGGTTGAATGAATCATCGTTATAAGCTATTGATTCACCATTTGATAACCTTTTAGTGTTTTCTGCTTGCATTCCCATAGCTTTTATTAGCCCACCTATTGCAGTTGCAAATACATATACGTCTTTTTTATCCATTACTCACTTGTTCCTCTCTTTCTCAATATCTCATTAAATATGTCTTTTTCGTACTGCTTGTCCTGTCTCTCAAGACGAATTACAGCAGCTTTCATATCTCGCAACATTCTTGTCCTTTTGTACGCATTGTTCATGTGATAATCTTCATGTAATGTGTTTTCCATTTTCATCAATAATCTCATAATCTATTCCTCTCCTGAAAGTTTAGGGTAATATCCCGAATCGTAGAAAGTAACATATCATTATTGATCCTTTGGTCTCTCGCCTCTCTCTGTTTTTTGTCATATATATCCTCGCAGTCTCTTACTGCTTCTGAAAATTCATCTATTCTGCAAAATTCGCAGGGGATACAAGAGTATTCATCCCAGGTATTTTTGCAATATTTCCATAATCGATACAGTTCAAATGCTTCTTTCGCAGAATAATGTTCTTCTTGCCATCTTTCAATAATATCAAATCGATACATTTTGTGGAATCCTGAGCCGTCGCATGCAACACAACCGCCAAAATTATTGTTAGATAAATTATTAAATGTTTGCATTTTCACTCTCCTTGTGTTATAATATTATTATTCAGCAGAAACGGATTTTTTATGTTCAAAAATATTGCCCTGATTAGGTGTTGAGACTTAACCGTTTCTACTGAATGCACCGAAAAGGGCATTTTTATTTGGAGAGAATTATGATTAAAGTAAATTGTAAAGAATGCGGAAAAGTTTTTGAAGTTTTTCCTTCTGTTATTAAAATTGGAAAAGGTAAATATTGTTCTACTAAGTGCCATTATCTTAAAAACCCCAAAGTTAAAAAAATATGTAAAACTTGCGGTAAAGTTTTTAAAGTTAGACCCTCTGTTATTAAAGATGGGGGAGGTAAATATTGCTCGAAAAAATGTTACGGAGAAAGTCTTAAAGGAAAAAACAATCCTAGCTGGAAAGGTGGTAAGTGTATAAGTGGTAAGACTATTTCCTCTAACGGCTATATATTGGTTTATAAACTTAACCATCCTTTTTGCATTAACCATACTTATGTTCTTGAACACCGTCTCGTAATGGAAAAACATCTTGGACGCTATCTTACACGAAAAGAAATTATTCATCATATTAATGGTAATACTTCTGACAATAGAATTGATAATCTTATGTTGTTTGCTAATCATTCTGAACATAGTAAACACCATGCTTTTCTCAGGAAAATTATTAAATTCTCTCATGCTTTTTTACCTTTCTTCTTTTGAAATTCCATATTGAACTGTTCTATCGTCGAATCTCGATAGCCACAGCGACGGCAATATCTGTCTTTCTGTGTAGTGCAGATGTTCGTTGATTCACAAATCGGACATATTAGTTTTAACTTGCTCATTGCTTTCCTCTTTCTTGTTTGTACATTATTTCAATAACTTCCTGTAAAATATTATCTGCGTGTAAAGTATTAATCCAGTTCTCATTACCTTTGATCTTCATTTCTATGTGTGCCGGTATCACTATTTCATTTTTGAAGTTTTCCATTGTTACAGCCACCTTTCTTGGTTTTTATATTGTTCTTCTGGTCACTACTGTAAATAGGAAGATCTATAGGTTTGGCTAAATCGATTAGTGACCCTAAAAGTTCCTTTAATTGTTGTTTTAACAAGTTTTCCCCATGCTTCATACCGTCCACCCATGCTTCGTGACATTCATCGCACCTGATGGTACTTTCGTGGATTTCTTTGTTGCAGTACTGACAGCTTTTTTTACTTTCCATTGCTTTCCTTTCTTTTTATCGTCCTCACATTTATAATGGTATTTACAATATTTTCCTTCAAAGTAATATGCTATTGCACTTGAAATTGCCAATAGTTTTAGAAATATAAAGGACAATAGTCTATTCATTATTTATCTCCATTTATTCATGTAATAACGTGCATTTTTGTACCAGTTTTGATTCAGTCCAGTAGGATCGTTGCTTGCTCCAATTGGACACCAACGGTTCGAGAATGCCATAAGATCACCTGTATATCTCTTGGCAATAGTTCCTGCCGTCCATTGACATTGATTGCGAAATGATGTGTTTACCGCTTTTGGATGAAGTACGCCCATGCTTATACCTCTGTCTTCATAAAAGATTAATTCCATGGTTTTTAAATCTTTTGAGAACTCTATCTGGTAATGACTTAAATTCTGGTGGTGGAAAATGTTTTTCTTTGTGACAATTACAACATAGCAAAATACATTTTCCGATTTCTTTTTGAAACATTGAATAGTTTCGAAATGTGATTCTCTTTTTTCCAATGACAAAATCTTTTTCTTTTTCATTTTTATGATGCCATTCAAGAACTGATAAATTTTTCGAATACCCGCAAATTGAACATTTTCCTCCAGCTTTGATTTTAAAATAGTTTTTGAGTATTTTTTGTTCTTCATACCATCTTTTTTTTTCATATTCGTAAGTTTTATCAGGATTTCTAAGTCTCCATTTTTTTGAGCTTTCTTTATACTTTTTACTATTTCTTTTATATTCTTCTCTTTTTTGTTGAAGATGTTTTTCTCTGTTTTCTCTGAAATAATCTCTTCTTTTGATAATAATAATATGTTTATTTTCTTCCCAATATTTTTTCCCTTTCTTTGCAATACATTCTTTGCATTCCCCACGTCTCGAATAAAACTCTTGTATAGATTTTTCTTTAAAACATTTGGTGCATTTTTTTGTAACCATTTTTGTACCTCCTTGTTGGTACCGTAATACACCAAATTCTTTACAATGTAAATAGTTTTCTTTTTTTCTAAATAAATTCTGCCATTTTCTACCTTGCGTATAACAAACAGCAATAGCCGAGAGTCTCCACATAGTCCGTATTCGTCTGCTACTTCTGAAAGTATCTTCTGTTCATGTGCTGGCAAGGTGATTGTGGATGCGTGGCAAGGTATGAATGCCAAAATTACTAAAGATAAAAGTAAGAATAGGATTGTTATTAAATATAGCAAGATTGTTTTCATGTTCTGTTCCTTTCGTAGAGGGTTTGTGTTTTCTATCTCTTCCTTATTTCTACCTCAATTGTAGCACGCACACGCACGTGTGTCAACCCTTTATCTAACTTTTTTTTACTTTTCTTAAGTAGCTGTGAACCCTTGCAACACAACGTTCTATAACAATTATTAAATTATTTTAAGATTTTTTCTATTTTTTTTTTGTTGATTTTGTCCGAAATCTATGATATTAAGAAGTAAAAAGAAAGTTCGATAGAGAACGATAAAACAGAGAATGATAAAACGGTAGAGGGGTATCTCAGTCTGGCTAGAGCGCTTGCCTTTTGAGCAAGATGGCATAGGTTCGAATCCTATCTCCTCCACCACTTAATTAGGGATAAAATAATGCCAAGATTAAATAATATAAAAATAGTCCCGAAGAATAAACAAAAGAAAACTGTGAGAAAGACCCATCCGAAATTAATCCTATGGAAAAATAGTCTACTAGAAAACTTGAAGAGTGGAAGTCGTAAGACTCCGGCAGAGATTGCATTTGAGATATATAATTGTACAAAAGAGTCTGCTGCAGAGATTGCAAGGCAAAACTTGAAAAAGCTAGGAATGACATATGGAAACATGCTAGAACAGTATCAGGGACTATCAGACATCGACGATTTTTCTGATCTTGCAGAACTACGAAGAGGGAAAAAAGAAGTACTGGATAGTGACGGTGATATAGTAGAAGTAGTAGACAATCATGCAAGGTCAAAGTCTCTAGAACTTACATTGAAACTCAAGGGACATCTCCAAAACCAATACCAAAACAAAACAATCATAAATAATACAAAAGTAGAGAATACAGTAATCCTCAACAATGTGAACATAGAGGAGATACATGGCGACGACTTGCTTAGAGAAATCCAAAATCAGTTATCCGCGCAAGTACGAAAGTAATATAAGATATCGTGCGGAGATTTTGAAAGAATGCAATGAGAATATGATCCTGCGTCAGCTTATTATGCAGAAATGCAAAGAGGACATTATATTTTTCATTGAAGTGTTCTGTTATACAAAGGATCCAAGGCGTGATCCTTCTGTGTTGCCTTTCATTTGTTATGATTTCCAGATAGATGCAATTCTTGAAATTCGTCGCTGTATTGTAGTACAGCTTGACATATTACTTGAGAAGTCCCGGGACATGGGAGCATCGTGGATTGTTCTATATGTTCTCTTCTATCTATGGCTATTTGAGTCAGGATCAGATTTTCGTGTAGGTAGTCGTAAGGAAGAATTCGTCGATAAAGCAAAAATTATTGATACGCTTTTTGAGAAGCTCCGATTTTCACTTGGTTTTCTTCCTTCGTGGATGTTACCACAGGGTTTTATATGGCGTGAGCATTCTACGTTCATGAAATTGTACAATCCTGAACTTGGCAATGCAATAGTAGGTGAATCAGCAAATGAGAACTTCGGAAGTGGTGGACGTTCTCGGGCAATCATGCTTGATGAGTTTTCAAAATGGGATCCAAACCCTGCTGTTGCTGCATGGACGAGTACGGCGGATGTCACGAAATGTCGGATAGTCGTGTCAACTCCGAAGGGAAGTGGCAACAAGTTCGGTCAGCTCGCTCTAGGAACGTCTGGGGAAAAGATATCAAAGATAACTCTTCATTGGACTTTACACCCTTTGAAAGCAAAAGGAGCATATTACCTTGATGGAGAATTAAAAATACCTATAGAATCGACTGCTAAATCCTTTGAGTTATGGAAGTCAGGTATAAAGGTACGCTCTCCATGGTACGATGCAGAAGATAAAAGACGTACAGCTTCAGATCTTGCACAGGAAGTAGATATTGATTATCTTGCTTCTGGGTCTCCATTTTTTGACATCATCTCACTGAAGAAACAGAAGCCATGGGCTCACTACACCCGGCAGAATCCACTAGGTGCTATCCCTCATGGTCGTCATATCACGGCTCACATCGTAGAAAACAACGGCAAGATCGAAATGAGAGAGGACAAAGAGGGCTGGTTGAGAATATTCGAGATGCCTGATACAAAGAATAGACAGTACACACAAGCCGGTGATACATCCGAGGGGCTTGTAAGGGGTGATGAGTGCTTTTCAGTCATGAAAGATTCGTATACGCAGAATGTAGTCGCTAGCTTCAATGGGCTTATTGACCCTGAAGAGTTTGCGTATAAGATGTGGCTAGTCCACCTTTTCTATGGAAATGCTCTATCTGCTCCTGAAAACAACAACCATGGCTATACTACCTGCAAGAAATTTCAAGAGCTTGGTGGAAACTTGTACATGACGAAAGATGATAAGGGAAAACCCACTCAAAAAAGAGGGTGGAGTACGAACCTTATGACCCGTCCTGATGCTCTGAATATCCTTGCAGGGGAACTGAAGCACGGCTTTTTTGAGATTCGTGATGCAATAATACTAGGTCAATGCTATACTTTCATAAAGAATGCGAAGAAACATGGACATCCTGAAGCAGATGGAACACTTCTTGATGATGGTGTAATCACGCTTGCAATCTGTGGAGTAGTTATCAAAGAGCATCCATTTCAAGCAAAGACGACCACTGGGTCAAAAAGGCAACAGCTTGCACATGATAGAGTACAGAGGAAAAACGGGGGGTTGGGATTTTGAAAAACAAGAAACAGATCGAACTAGATTATGAAAAGAAGAACTTGAAAATAGAGCCAAACAAGGAATCAAAGCAAGAGAAGAAGCAAGACGACAATGACATGCCACAGTACTTGAACCATTTGACATACTCAAAAGAACAGGTTGAACGGCTGAGAACTGAAGTATTCGACGAATTTGAGTACTTGAAAAAAGAGCGTGATGAGCTTAACCTTCCAGAGAAATGGAAAATGCTTGAGAATCAGTTTGCAGGAAAACTACAAGCAGACTCTTATAGGCAGTTCAATCTTCATAGGCAGCTCACGAAAACAAAGGTACGTACTGTAGTTGGTCGTATAATGTCTGCATTATTCAAACCTGACACACTATTTTCTGTCTTTTCTCGTCCTGAATTTGCAACACAAGGTGGATCGGAAGTATGTGAGAAACAAGAGGATTTTCTTGACTATAAGATTGACGAAGTAATCCCGTTGAAATCTCCAATGAGAAAAGTAGCAAAATCGTCGGTTGTGAAAGGTGTTGGAGTATTGCGTGCTCTCCATGAGATCAAGAGAGAGAATAGACGAAGAGAAGAAACCTACAAGGGTGTGCTAGAACCATTGCTTGACCCTGAAACTGGGGAGATAATAAGAGAACCAAACTCTGATATGCCTATATACGATGAATCAAAGAATACTGGACTAATAGACTTTGTCAGCACATATCCTGATACATTGCATCTTTATCCTGGATATATTGAGAAACTAAAAAAAGGTAAAGAGATCAATCTTGTGATTGAGTATACTGAAACAACGTATAATGACCCAAAACCTGTATATGTAGAGGTTGAAAACTTCTATGTACGCAATAGTGTTGAAGGGTACGAAGGCTTAAAAGACACTCTTATGATCGTTGAGAGGGAAAAATTCAATTGGTGGGAACTCAAGAAAGAAGAGAAACTCGGGAATTTTGAAAATATAGATGAACTAATGTATACAGATGGAGACAAGAAAGAGAAAGCAAAAGACTATAAGCAGAGAGAATATAATATTCTTAGATGTACATATTACTTCAGTGAGAAGGAAGATGACGAAGATGAGAAGAAAATTGTTTGTTGGTTTGATGAAGAGAACAAAATCTTTCTTGGTGCGATCAATTACCCATACTATGGTATCGCATCATATTACATTCCTTTCTATATCATTGACGAAGATTTAGGGTTTTACAAGTGCGGACTTGCTGAAGATTTGACTGATAGCAATATCGCTGAGAATGCAATCTTGAATTTCGTTCTTGAAGGAGCATTAATTGCAAATACTGTTACGCCAATCGCGCCTGAAGGTTCTGCTGTTGACACACAGTTGCTTGAAAAACGATGGGTGCATGGTATGACACTGAATGCAGTACCCGGAGAAGTAGACTTTCTAAATAAGTATATGGGAAGGTTTGACATAGGCGGACTACTAAACCTAATGAATTACCTTGTGAAAATGGATGATGACATTAGTGGGGTGTCCTCTCTTATGACTGGTCGAGCTGATCCTATTGACCCTAGAGCCCCTGCGACAAAAACAATGGCGCTTCTAGAGCAATCAGGGGAAAGTATAAACGCGTATCTTGAGGTTTTCGCCCTATCTGTCAATATTACCGCCACAGTATTATTGCAGATGTATCACCAGATCAGTCGAGAGGACGGTATATTGTACCGAAAGAGTGCAGAGCGAAGTGTCGGTGGTGACCCATTTGCTTCTATTTCACGCTCTGAAATCATTGCAAAGACTAATATTCAGTCGCAGGCAATGGCGTATAACTTCGATAAGCTTGACGAGAAAAGAACTACACTTGCATTACATCAAGTATTGCGAGAAGATCCTATCATAAAACAGAATCCAGATGCAGTGCATTATCTTGTTCAGTCTCTTATAAAGTCATGGTCTCCGAAATGGAAGAATAACATTCAGAAGATATTGCCACCTATGGAAGAGTTCCAAAAACAAAAACTAATGCTTGGACTGCAAGCGGTTGATGCCTACGTCCAGGGGAAAATAAAAGATGCAGAGCTTGGGGGAATAGACCCAAAGTTTGACCCTGAAGAGTTAGTCTCGTCTGTATCTCAATATGTGCAAGAAAGTATTACTCCTCCATCAAAAGAGGAAGTGCAAGCACGAGAACAAGGATAAGGAGCGTAGTATGTCAAATGTAAATCCGTTTAGAGAGAGATCAGCACAGGAGAATACACAGAAAGACAAAGAAAAACGTGCAATAGAGTCAGCAAACGAGACAATGAAGAAAGCAAGAGCGTGCATTAACACAAAGCAATTCAAAGAGTACAAAGAGCAGTACAAGAAAACAAGGGAACAGATTTTTGATATTTGCGAGAGTTTGAAGTCAAAAGATGCTACTACGTACGCATTTGAGATCTCAAACTACATGAACACGTTGCGTGTTTTGGGTGCATTGCTTAAGAAGGTGGAAACAGAAGCACGAACAAATGAGCAATGACATTGTCCCAATAGACATTGAAGGATTGCTTAATGTGCTAGTAAAAAAAACAGATGGTCTTGCAATTGTGTATCTAAAAGGTAAAAGGATAAAAACTAAATGGGGTGGTGGTGGGACGTATCTTGAACAAATAGGAATGGTAGAGTTTTTAAAACAACAGATAGTAAGAAAATTTATCAATGAATCTGAAAAAGTAAGGTAGTAAAATGAGCAATAATACTGTAATACACAACGGTGAACTTAGAGAAATACACCAACGCCTATTAAAGCTTGAAATAATGAATGAAGAACGGTGGGGCTCTCACGACAAAATAAGTTCTAAGGTATGGGATGAGATAAAAGATAAATTAGATGTTTTATTTAATAAGATTGACGATTTGAAAAAAAAGGGTTCATTGTGTGTAAAAGAATCTCGAGACTATACAAATATGATCGTTAGGTGGGTAATTGGTATCCCGGTCACGATTACTGTTTTAATTTTAGTTTATAAAGCTATTGCAAAGTAGAAAGGGGAAACGATGAGCGGAAAACGAGCAAAAAGGATTAGAAGAGAAGTTTACGGAGATTTATCATTAAAAGGAAGAAGATACTTTCGGAATCCAGCTGGCACAATTAGAGCAGACAAAAAGCGTTTAGAATATCAGAAAGCAAAAAAGGAATATCTTTATGACAAACAAAGATGACAAAGTACCACAACAGCAAATGTCAATCGAACAAGCAGGAAATTTCCTTGCTGAAGAAAGAACAAACGAAAAGCAACTTAAGCGTATACAGGAAATGGATAAACCGATCACTGTTGCCCCTTCAAGAGACAGAGAGAAGTTTTTAGAGTACGCAATAAGCTTGTTGTCAAAGAGTCGCTACAATGAGCATAAGACGTTACTTTTAATGCGTGTCAAGGGATATTCTACAAAAGAAATTGCGTTTTATTTCAAGGTGCATGAAAACATGGTGCTTTATCTTGAAAAACAAGCAATGAAAATAGTTTCAGATATAATTAGGGCAACAAGAGAAAATTCAATACCAATATTAGAAACAGGAGGGGCAACACATTGATTAATGATGACTGGATTGTCTGCCCTTCGTGCAAGAAAAAGATTTGTAAAAAGATTGACGGTATTGCAATTGGTGAGTATTGTTGTAGCAGGTGCCACGATTCCAAGGGTAATAAAAAAACCTTTCGAGTCAACACATTGCTAGGACTCAAGGTAATAGGATTTGAAAAGAACTCACAGAGAGAAATTATTTTAAAACTGGGGTAAAAAAAAGGAGTAAATGATGTTAGGAAAATTTAAAGCAACGGATATTATAGAAAATGGAGTTATTACAGGTGGTTCAGTAAAAGGTGTAGGCTTATCAATTGATTGGCAAAATGGTGCATTAGGTCGTGATGGTGATAGAGTAGAACCAAATGGAGCATTTGTTGAAACAGTTATTGCAGCAGCTAAACAAAGAATTAAATCTTATCAAGAAACAAAGTTTAAGTGCAGAACCAACGCTATTGCAATAACAAAGCTAGATGAAGCCTTGATGTGGCTAAACAAGAGAACGCAAGACAGAGAAGCAAGGCAAGTTGAAGGGACGCATACAGAATGAAAACATATAGAAAAAAACCAGTAATTATTGAAGCAATAAAATGGGATGGAAATAATCCACAAGATATAATTTTCTTTTGTGGTAAATTTGCTAGATTTGATGAGAGAAAAGATCTATACCTAACAACTCTTGAAAATAAAAAGAATGAATTTGAAGTAGCAAAGGGAGATTTTATCATCAAAGGTGTTAAAGGTGAATTTTACGCATGTAAGGAAGATATTTTTAACGAAACTTATGATGAGGTAGCAGGCTAATTTGTTGTGAGATAGATAATAGTGCCATAAGAGCATAAATATTGAACCAAGAGGATCCTAAGAATCCCGGTAGATACGCGCGAAAACGTATTTACCGGGATTTTTTTGTTTGAAATAGAGAAGATACCCGACGATCAAGCCGGCTCTTCCAAGAAGAAAACACTGCGGAACTTGCAATCATGCAACCCGCCAAAAAACAAAATAGCGGAACCTGTTACAGTTCAGCCCGCAAAACACAAGGAGTCAAGATTATGTCAGAAACAGACAAAAACATTCTCGATCAAGAGCAATTAAAAAGTCAGGAAGAACTTTCAGAAGCGCAAGAGAAAGCGATATTGAGTGAAGTGCTAAAAGAAAGAGCCTTGAAAGAGAGTGGGTCAAGAGATTCGGGGAAATCTTCGTGGGATCTTCACCTTGAAAGAGAGAAAGCGAAAGAAGGGGGAGAGGATGAAGGTAATAACAAAGATGCTGACGCTTCTAACGACGATTCGGAAGAATCAGACGACGAAGACGACAACACCGACGAAGGAAACGACGAAGAAGGCGAAGACACAGGAGAAAATTCTGAGGAAGATCAAGAGGGAGAATCAGAAGAAGAGAAGGAAAAAAGAGCAGAAGAGGAAGCGACTAAAAAAGAACAGGAAGAACAGTCAGCAGGAGAGGACATTGAAACTGAAATTACTAAGTATGCCGAAGCAAACGGAATTGACGAACCAGAAGCCCGAGAAATAATCGAGGGAGTTAATGGGATAGTCAAGAAATATGGAGACGATAAAAAGAAGATAGCGTTTGCATATCGGAACTTACAGTCTCATACGTCAAAAGTAGATGAAGAGAATCGTTCAATCAAGAAAGAGGTTGAATACCTTAATCATAAAATAGGCGAAACTTCATTATTTCCTAAAACAGTAACTCTTGAGGGAAAAGAATACAGTGTTGACGAATTTCAACAAATAGCAACTGAATCGTATAGAGAAGAGCATCCTGATAAGACAGACGACCTTGAAGATTCGGAAGTTTGGAAGATGGCATATCGGGAGATTGAACAAAAAATGACTTCTCTACAAGCTGATAAGCAACGAGAGACGAATAAACATGCAACAAAGAAAAGAATAGAGTTCATTAGTACGCTAACTGCTTCGCATCAAAGATTTCTTACTGATGTTAAACCAATGCTTGACAAGATGTCTGATATCCAGCTCTTGAATCCAAAGTTTACACTTGATGATTTAATTCTTTTGGCTAAGGGTAAACACTATGATGAAGATCTGAAAAAGGCAAAAGAGAAAGAATATAAAAAGGGAACTGAACAGGCGAAGATACTTGGAGAAAAGAAGTCTGTTGCAAAAGGATCCTCAATCAAAACTAAGACAAAGAAGTCTGTGCTTTCAAACGAAGATCTTACAAGAGCGAAAAACATGTTTGGTGGCGCTGGTCTTACAGAAGAGAAAATCATCGAGTTTTATAATGATTTTGTAGAAAAAAGAAAAAAGATTGACAAAAAGAATCAATAAAAAGGAGAAGAAACGATGAAACAAATGAAATATGGATGGATTGGTGGCGGGAAAGTATCAGTCCAAATTGAAATGGGAGCAAGTGAAGTAATAAAGGCTGCAAGTGGACGATTTGTAACACTTGATGCAAATGGACGTGGAGAAATTGCAGGAGATGGGGACAGTGCAATCTTTGGTTTTGTTGAAGCTCCTGAAGAAACAACTTCAACTACTGAAGGTGGAACAAAATACAATTGTATTATCGATCCAACTGCAAAATTTAGAATCCCAGTTGATTCAGGAACTTATGTTGCTTCAATGCGTGGGGAAAGTTGTGATCTTGCAGTATCTTCTAATATTCAAGGTGTTCAGCTAGATGCAACAGCAGAAGATACCATTATTCTTATTGACGGAGACGTTGATGACAATGATTATGTTGATGTAATGATGAATCCTAATAAAATGGGTGCAACTGGGGTAACAGACTAAACTAAGTAAATAATAAGTAAACAATAAATAACGATAAAAAAGGGAGGCAAACATGCCGGGAGTTAGAGGAGATAATCTAGCCTTATACACAAAAGATATGTACGAGGCACAATACGAAACATATAAGGAAGTTGACACAGTTCACGATAAAATATATCACGTTAAAAGTAAAGTTTCGGGTGCAGGTGATAAAGAAACTCAAATTCTTGGTGCAGGCAATTTAAAACGCCACGAAGTTGAAGGAGAAAGCATCGACTATAAGAGCCCAAAGCAAGGTTGGGAGTATCTTACAAGATATTGGACTTATAGCGATGGTATCTCGCTTACAAAAGAAGCAGTTGAAGATACAGTAAAGCTTGGGAACTTTTTGAAATCTCTTGCAAGTTCTTGGGGAAAATCAACAAGATATGCCGAAGAAGTCATGGGAGCGACTCCGTTTAATCGTGGTGGAGATTTACTTGGAGAATGGGTATTTAATGGTACTCATACCAACAACACTGATTCAAGCGGTAACATGATGTATGATTCAAAACCATTTTTCAATCTTACTGGAAATATAAGATCAACTAAAAATGGTGGAACATATTATAACTCCATCGCTGGATTGACTCTTACACCTGCGAATTTTGAAATTTTGTATAATCTTCATACTGCAACAAACAACAGAGATGAACGAGACAGAGTTTGTTCAAATCCTTGTGATACTCTTCTTGTTAGTCCTGGTGCTGATAGATTTGCAGCAGAAAGAATTGTTGATACTTCTCGAGGAATGCCATCTTCACAAATAAACGATAAGAATGTCTATTACAAGATCGTAAGTGTAATGGATTGGGATTATTTGTCTGATAGTGCGTTTTATCTCTTGAAACGTCAGTCTCAAAACATGCAATTTCACAAGAGACAGTCTCCTGAAATAAGATTTTTTAGGGATGAAGATAATCGAGGGTATAAAGTATCTATCGATTTAAGACAAGGCGTATTATTCAAAGATTGGCGGAATGTATCTCGTGGTGGTGGAACTGCTGCGTAAGTATTAATTAACCTGTAAGGGGGCAAAATGAGTTTTTCTGAGAAAGTATTTGGTTATTGCAAAAGATGCGGTGGACGTGGTGGAGACGATCCAGACGCAACATCGCCTGATGCCGACCCTACTGATACCGTAGGTAATGGTATTGAGCTTGTACTTTATCAAGGAGACTATATTTGCCCTCTTTGCAGAAAAGAACTTATTGCAGAAGAAGAGTCACTTATAAAAGCAGAAAATTACGAAGAAACGCAAAGGTTTCTTTTAAGAGCAGGAGTTACAAAAGATTAAAGGAGCGTTGAGAATGTCAAAAAAAAAGGATGTAAACAATATAAAGAAAAAAGTAAAAGACATCGATGTTGAGGAAGTAGTGCAGGACATCGATGTTGAGGAAGAAGTACAGGAAGTAGAAGAAGTACTGGAAGTAGAAGAAGTACTGGAAGATAGTATCGATGGATGGATAGTTGTAACAATGAAGCAAATGTTAAAGTATCAGGAAGATGGACAATTAAAAGGGTGGAGACCTAAAACAATGGAAGCATTGTTGAAATAATTTTAAATAGACAAAATCGGAGGATAGTATGAAAATGAGAAAGTTTTTATGTTTATTGCTCTTCGTGGGAATGGTGGCGTTTAACTTGCCAGCATTTGCATATCTTGAAGGGACAATAGGCAATGATAGTTGGGAAGTTGAGGACGGTGATATTGTTCCGACTGGTGATTATGATATTGGTGAATCAGGATCAGAAGTACAGGAGATATTTGTTGACGCTCTTACGCTTGGTGATGCAGGGGCAGAAGATACTATTATTACGTTTGATGGTAATACACAAGACTATCATATTTCTCTTGATGATGGAACGGATGATTTAATCATTGGGCTAGGGTCAGCTCCTGATACTACGCCTATTATCTCAATGGCTGAAGATCAAATCGCAACATTTGCTAAAACTGTTGTATTTGGTGGTGGACAGACTAGAACTGTTCTTATCCCAATTGAAGATGTAGAGCTTGATGGTACATCTCCTCCTGCTGTTGCACAAGTTGGAACAAATGGACAAGCTGTTTTCCCTGCTCTTCAATTTGATGCAGATGGTGGAGCAACAGGCGATGATATTGCTTATATTCATTGGGTTGTTCCGGCTGGTTATGTAGTCGATTCTGCAAGACTAAATGTATATTGGTCATTTAGCACCGCAGAAGATGAAACAGATGAAGCACAGTTTGATTTTACTGTAAATGCAGCGGGTGAAGGTGAAGCAATGGATGCTGCGGGAACAGCATTAGCAGATCAAACAACTGTTGTTGCAGATGCAAGTGCAGACAATGGAAAGATGTTTAAAGAACAATATAATATTGAAGTTGAAACTATTGCAGTTGGTGATTTAGTAACTATTGAAGTTACAGTTGATGAGTCAGCAAGTGCCTTGGCAAATAGTGGTACATTAGATGTAACGTATTTTGAAGTGCTTTGGGAGTCAACAGAATAATACAGCATAATACAGCATAAAACAGGAAAGGATTATAAATGGTTTGTAGAATTTCGACCATCAAAGATAATACCTTGTTGCGAACAATGTCCGAATCTATGAAAAGCACTATGATAACCTTGATTTTTAAAAATCATAAGATTTTGAATTCGGTTGTCATTAGTGACTTTATTGATATGATGGACAACTTCTTTTTTCGTAAGATAACGTCCAAGGTATTTTTCGCAGACAAGGCGATGTTCTGCACAAAAACCATTAGAAAGACGATGAGGGTGATCAGGGCTATTTATGTACAAGTAGCCCTGATGCTCTGTCTTGCCACCTTTCCACGCATAGCTTTCACAAGTATTATTCATAAAAGGAAAGTATCATGAGAATAAATGGTTGGAACCAGAAACAAGAAATAGTACATATTGAACCATCAAAGAAAGTAAAGAAAGAAACAGATGCGATTCTTGCGAAATATAAAAAAGATATTGCGTTGTTGAAACAAGAAATTGTTGAGTTGACAGAGAAAAGAAAACAGGCAGAGAAAAACCTTGTAATAGAAAATCAATTAAAAGAGAAAGAATTGCAGGCACACAGTACTTCACTTGACTTGCGTGCTAGTGAAATTGAATTGCGAGCAACTGTAAACGATAAGTTATTCAAAGAACTACACAATAAAGAGTTAGAACTTAATTCAATACATCTTGCTGATCGTGCTTATTACGAAAAGTATAATTTACAGATAAAAAAAGCACAAGATGACATTCGCAAAGATACGGTCAAAGTTAATACAACGATAGAAGAACTGGACACTGACAAAAAAGTATTTGAACAAGAAAAAACAGAACTTAAAAAACAATACAATAGAAACCATTTAATATTAGATGACGCTAAAAATAAGGTAGCAGAAGCTTTTGCGAAAGAGACAGAACTTAAAGAATTTGAATCTGAACTTTCTGTGAAGAAAAATGTTTTAAACACACAAATGGAATTGAAACATTTACAAAATAATACTCTTGAAAAAAACATACGAAACAACGGGAAACTACAAAAAGACGTAGACAGTGCATTTGCAGAGATAGAGGATCAGAAAAAGAGCCTTCTTGACCGTGAGAATAGGATTCGTCAAAACAAGAAGAATCAAGAGAAAACTGCAATTGCTCTTCAAGAAAAAGAAGAACACCTGGACGATTGGGAAAAGGCATTAAAACACGACAATTCAGACCTAGAGAAACGACGAGAGATATTAAAGAAAAAATCAAGGGGTTAATGTATGGGTTGGCAAGAAGATTTAGAAAAACTGACAGAAGATGGTGTTCCGATAATGCTTATCAAGACTAACCTTGATAGGAAAGAAACATCGCAGGATTTATCAAGTGCAGTTTTAAATTATACAACTGATATTGTTGGCAAATTCAAGGTTCATCAAGTATTAATTCACTCATCGGCTAATTTAGACGATACCACAATTACTGTGTCTTTTAATTCTTTAACAGGTGCAAACTATGATACAGCAATCGGGCAAGCTGATTTTGACGGAACGGCAGATATTGGGTTAATTGCAGGAGATAATCTTTTAGGGGTTATCGGGGAATCAGGAGACGAGTTGACGATTAAATCAAGTGGAACTGATGCAGTAGGTATTTTGTATGTAACGATAATATATGAAATTTTAACTTAATGGAGATATTTTGAAAAAGATAATATGGATTTTTATATTGTTACTTGTTGGATTAAATGTAAACTTACCGTTTTCATATTCAAGAACTATGGTTGGTGGTCGTAAGGTAGTCAACGCATACAAGGTAAACGCTAAAGAATCGATGTCTTTTGAAGAAACAGGGGTTGGGGCAGATAAGGTAACTATTAAAGCACCGAGTGTCTTAGCAAGCGATTATACGCTTATTTTACCTATTAATGATGGTGATAGAGACCAATTTTTACAAACTAATGGTGATGGAGTTCTTTCTTTTGAGGATATATGGATATTACCGCCAATAATTGATTGGTGGGATCCTACTGGTGGATTACCTGTTGATCCTGATATTGGTGATAGATACGGCTCTGATGGAACTGCGGAAGGTTGGGAAGACGGATATGTATATGAATGGGATGGAGATTCATGGATAGAAACCGAACCAGACGAAGGCGTTTTTGTTTGGGAACTCGTTGGTCTTATCTTATGGGTTTTCTTTTCAGGTGGTTGGATGGAAGAAGGGTCTGGGTCTTATTGGCTTCTTGATGACGCACAAACTGGAATAACAGGGGATAAATCAGGGTCTTTTGATATTGCTACTACTGGTGATATTACCGCAGATAATTTAAACATAGCTGATTGGGATACTGCGTATGGTTGGGGCGATCATTCAACAGAGGGTTATCTTACAACAATTACTACTTCCGATATAGCAAATGACTTAATAAAAGATTATCATATTGATTGGGGACATAGTGCGGATCAAGTTGATTCTGACGATATTCCCGATCATAGCGATCATACTGTCAAAGATACTTTTGAACATTTATTAAATCGAGGTAAAACATCAGCAATAACTATAACTTTAACTGGTGGACTAGGGATTTCTTGGACTACCGGGGAAATATATGATGAGTCAAATAATCTTTTTGTATCGACTACTGCGGGCAGTGGGAATTTAACAGATAATGTAGAAAATTATCTAAAGTGGGTAAGTGGCGACGGATTGACTATTGCGACTTCAACATCATCTAGTGATGAAATTCTTATTGCAAATTTTGCTGTATATGACGGCGTTATCGCAGGATACAGAGAAACGAGTTTAATGAATACAACTATTGCTAATACAAGAAGAGGATTACGAGAAATATTTCCAACTCGTATTATTAGCGGAATGAGTGTAAGCGAAGATACTGATGTTACCAACGATCTTGATGTGGTAATGGATGCCGGTGTTTTATATAAGGACACAATCGAACGGAAAACCCCAGTAGAAATAAAATCAAGAACTACGGCGATGATAAGACATTATCACACAGCAGGTGTTTTGGATTCGGATACAAACGCTGAAATAGATACTGTCAATTATGATAATCCTGATAAGGTGGGTGGACAAGGATTAGAGGCATTACCTGCGAACAAATGGACTAAAGCGTATTTTATATATCAGAACGAAAAAATCGGGTGGGTATATCCAACCACATATTATAACACAAAAGCTCAAGCAGAAAATTCGGCATTGTCTGCTATCCCCGCGGGACTAGAACAAGTACCAAAATTGACAGCTGTTGTTTATCAGCAAAACGATACTGATTTTACATCTGCGGTTTGGCAAGATATACGCCCGGGGATAAGTGAAGAGAGTTTCAATACAGTTACAGATCATGGAAGTTTAGCAGGACTTGCAGATATAGCAGATCATCCGTATGCTTCATTGATAGATGGTACAAGAGCGTTTACTGGGGATGTAACAATGAATAAAGGTTTAGTTGTTAATGAAAGTGGTGGAGATTATGATTTTAGAGTTGAGGGTGTTGGTGAAGCAAACGCTTTATTCGTTCAGGGTAGTGATGGGTATGTAGGGATTGGAACAAATACGCCGTCTTCACAATTAGATGTAAGAGGCAGTGCAGTTTTTAACGAAGATGGAGCAGACGTAGATTTTAGAATCGAAGGAGATACAGATGCTAATTTGTTTAGCTTAAATGCCGGGTTTGACAGTATTGGCGTTGGAACAGATGGATCATCATACGCTAAGCTTTCTATATACCGTAGTACGCCAGCAGGAACTTTATCAAAAAATGGTTGTAATATTAACAGAGTTACAGTAATGACATCATCAGGTACTAGTTATGATAAAGCTATGTTTTGTGATATTACAGATTGTACTATCCCGGCAGGAATAACTGATTCAGGATACAAGATTGGTGTTAATGGAAATGCTTTTGCAAATACAGCAGGATTTGCAGGGACATTAAATACTCAATATGGTCTTTGGTGTAAAGCAGGAATCCACAATGCAACAAGAGGCGCAGTGGTCAATACAGCTTATGCTATTAGAGCAGAGATTCTTAATGCAGTATCAGGAACAACGATAACTAATGCATACGGTTTATATATTAAAAATAATGATCCAAGCGGAACAATAACAAATAGATGGGATATTTATTGTGAATCTACAATATCTAAAAGTTATATAGGTGGTTCTCTAATAATGGGTTCACCTACAGGAGGAAGTAAAGGAGCAGGTACAATAAACGCAAAAGCTGTTTATGATGATAATGTATTATTAACAGATTACGTATTTGATAAATATTTTGATAATGAGATTAAAGAAGAAGACATTGACAAAGGTATTAGTGCGGAATACACAATCCCAACAAGAGAAGAGTTTATTAAGCATATAGAGGAAAAAAGACATTTACCTAGATTAACTGGGCGATTAAATTGGACTGAAGAGAACAGACCATCTTTAGGTAAGTTTCAATCTCAATTATGTGAGCAAATGGAGCATCTTGCTATTTATATAAAAGAATTGCACGAAGAGAATGTTGACTTAAAAGAGAGAATAAGTAATCTTGAAAAAGTTAGTTGATAATAAGGGGGTATTTTATGGGATTAAAAATTGATTTTCCAGATAGAACAGGTGGGATATGTAAAGATGCGTATGTAATTATTACTCTTACGATAGATAATCGATTAAAGGAAGGATGTATCGAATTAGAAGTATGGAAAACTAGAGAGTATAGACTTGATAGAAAAGAGAAAATAAATCATGTTGGTATTCAAGTCAGTGAGGTTGAAGAATGGGAAGAAGAAAAAGAAACTGTAAGCAGTATTGTAACAAAGACAAACATAAAAAAAGTAGCTCACAATGATTTTGCATGGAAATTAGGTAGTAATATCTATACTAAATTAAAATCACTGAAAGTAAATGTAAATAGTGTGATAGTAGATTTATCAAAAGCACAAGATGTATTTGAACAAGGACAATAAAAAAGGGGGCTAGTATGGGAATGTTCGGACCAGCAATAAGAAATGTAGTTAATACAAGCGATGCAACTGATATTGCAATCGCAAGTACAGCAGTCGTGTACACAAGAGCAATACCGTTAAATATGGGGGTTTATTTTGGACTTAAATACAAAGCAGTATCTGCAACTGGCAGTCCATCAATAAAAATCGAAATGGAACAATCTGACAGGCTTCCTGCAACAGAAGGTGCAGCAGACGATCATTATGTTGTGCCTAAAGGGGTAAGTGCTATTGAAGATGATTTAATCACAGAAGCGTGGAAAATTGCAACTCTTTCTCCTGTACCAATGCCTTATATGCGTTTTAAAGTAACAGGTTCTGGGACAAACGAAGCAGATACTATTTTAAATCTTAATTTATCAGTTCAAGAAGACTATTAAAAAAAAGGAAAATAACGATGTTAAAAAAAATCATAGTAGGAATTATTGTAATGCTGTTTGTGAGTCCATGTTTTGCTCAATCAAGAGAAGAATTAATTAAGTCTCATAATAAACTTTCTCAAGAAATATCTACTATTCAACAAGAGATTGAGAAAAGAAGAGTACAGCAAATTGAAATAGTTGGAGTATTGAAATATCTTGAAGCTAAAGAGAAAGAACAAAAAGGCAATAGTGCTGTTCATAATATTAAACAATAAAAGGAAAAAAGAGAATGATAAAGAATATAAGAAATAGTTTATTTCTTGCGTGTCTTTTAATCTTTTGCGTTACAAGTGTGCATGCTTATCAACGTGGATCATCTTGGAATGAAAACGATTTAGAGATGCAAAAAAATTCTATTGTATTTGATGAATTAGCAAGTACACCTGATAATCCACCAGCAAACAAAATTAAAATGTACGCAAAAGATGATGGGGCAGGAACAACAACTCCTTATGCTCTTGATTCATCTGGCACGGAAACTTCTCTTTTGGGTGGAGGTAGTAGTGGCGCGCCTGTTGATGCAACTTACATAACACAAACTGCAAATGCAACCCTATCTGGTGAACAAGCGTTGGGAGCATTATCAACAGGGATAATGTACAACACGACCACCACGGGCGTTGTGAGTACAATTCCTGCGACTGTTCAGTTTGCAATACAAGATGCAGAAAACTTAACAACACATGCAGGACGAAGCACACAAAGTGCGTGTGTTTGGTATAATGGTACTGGGAAGACTTTCACGATTACTAAGATTCGAGCAATGAGCGATACTGATGACTATACTTTTCTTTTATTCAAAAGTTCTTCAAATACAGACATATCTACTGGAGCAGATACACAGCTTGATAGTGTTGCATGTTCTACTGATGGGACTTCAGGTTATTATGCCAATATAATATCAGGGTTTGATGTTAGCACTATTGAAACTGCAAAGTATCTCATTTTTGAGCATAGTAGCGGAACATCGGAAAACGTACAAATTGCTATTGAAGGAACATATAGTTAAAAAAAAGAGGTGTTTATGAGAAAACTATTATTGTTTATTTTTATGTTTTTATTTGTAACGTCGCAACTTTTTGCAAGTTCTTCTGTAAATTCTCATTTTAAGAATAAGGCAGAAATTAGGGCAATGAAGAGAAATGTAAAAACACAAGATAAACTAGATAAGATAGGAAACAAGTCTGCTCATTCATTAAAGAATATGAAATTAAAACAAAAGAAATACTACCGAAGAAATTTTTCTTTCTGTGATTTTAAGAATACTGATATAAGAGGGGTTATTTTTGAAGGTTGTAATTTATCGTTTTCAATTAATCTTGATAAGGCAATCATTGACAAGTCAACTTCTTTTGTTAGGTGTAATTTTACATGTGCTGATCTTCCTGTGAATGTAGAAATGAAAAAATGTAATAAAAGACAATTTACAGACAAGGAAATAGAAGAGCATTTTAAGAAAAAAGGTGATATAGAATGAGAAAACTTATTTTATTAATTTTATTTGTTTTTATATTATCGGTAAATGCTTATTCTGCAACAGTTACTACCGATGGTGACGGTACTGATTGGAATACAGGGGCAAATTGGGACACAGGAAATGTTCCAACAGTAGATGATGATGCAGTGACAAATCATGTTATGAGCGTAACTGCTACAGGAGCAACATTTAGCACACTTGATAATAATTCAACGATTACGCTTACTGGCGACCAAACGTGGACAATAAAAGATGCTGGATCGATTGATAATGCCGGTGGTGAAATTGATTGTGACGATAATGATATTGACTGGTCAATTACTGCAAGCGTGGGGACTACTCGTTGGTCTTGGCAATTAGATAGTGGTACATGGGATGTTGGATCAGGTGAAACACATTTTGCACATGGTTATTTAATTATTGAAGATTCTTATGAAAATAGTACAACACAAGGGCACACTTTCTTCGGTGAAAACTGCTGGGTTACTGATGCTTTTGGTGCAAGTGCTTGGACTATGTATGACATGACTATTGACGAAGGTGTTACGTTAAGACTAGGAACTGACGCTAACTCTTTTAGAATATTGAATATTCATGATCTAACTGCAAAAGGAACAAGTGTCAATCATATTACTATTGACGATCAAGGTGGACGTGGTTGGTTACAAATACAGGGTAATGATAGCTCAACAATTGATATTGCATATATTGATTCAAATGATGGGGCTTTTGGTTTTTATATTAATAGTGTTGATACTGTAGCAGGTGATTCTTTTACTGCTTCAAACTTAACAGGAACAAATGCTGCAAGCGATGGAATTTATATAGCAAATTGTAATGGTACTTTAACTTTCAGCGATTGTTCTGTATCTCTCAATAGTCGTTATGGTGCTTATCTTTTATCGACTACTGATAGTTTAACATTAAATTTTAATGATTTTGAAGGGTTTTCAAACGGTAGTGGTTGTTTCAATATTGTTGATGATTTTATAACATTAAATGTGAATAGATCGAAAATATATTCTAATACCTTAAGAGGCTTAGTTATTTCAGCAACTCTTGATACTTCTTCTTTTGCATTAATAAACTGTTTAGTTAGGGAAAACACATGGGAACAAATATACCTTTTAGATAATGATGATTGTTCAATGAAGAATTGTACAATAGCAGATGGGGGAGCAACTCAACCTAATGTTTATGTTGATTTAGATACAGGAGGATATTCTTTTGATATTACAAGTTGCATTATTTCAGGTGCAAAATACGGTATAAATTCAGTAGGAGATTCAGAAGATCCTACTGTTACCTATACAGACACACACGGTGGAACTACTGCGAACTATAATGGAATGACAGACCCTACAGGTAATAATGGTAACATTTCTGTTGCACCTGCGTTTACCGATGCTGTAGGGGATGATTACAGCATTACAACAAGTAGTCCTTGTATAGGCGTTGCTATACTTGCAGGATCACCAGCAGATGATATTAACGGAGATACTCGTCCAATGCCATTAGACACACGACCTGATATGGGAGCATACGAAGAACAGACAGAAAGAAATATTGGAAGTTTTATTATAAGTATAAACTAGACAGTTTGGAGGAAATTATGAACTGGGGAGATTTAAAAGAATTTGCAAGAGCAGGAACTCCATACGCAAAAAATTCAGCAGTAAGTAACACTATTGTTGAAAGAGTACTATACAAAGGAGTAGTTGAAGTTGCAAGACGGACAAAATGTTTATCAAAAAATAAAACATTTAATCTTGTTGCGGAAACTAGCGAGTATACAATTTCTCAACATGTAAGCGACTTTCTTTTAATGGATAAGCCAGGATTATGGTGGTATAACGGAACTGACTACAGGCAACTTGAACCAAAAACAAGAAAATGGCTTGATGATAATATTACAAATTGGCGAACTTTAGACTCTGGGACACCACGTTATTATTATCAAGAACAAAATGTTTTAGGGATATATCCAAAACCAGACACTACAGAATCAGATGGAGCAAAGATTTATTATTTTGCAAAACCTACAAAACCAAGTACTGATGAGCAATACGCATTTGAAGGAGCAACAGAGATTTCTTCTTTGGAAATCCTTGAAGATTGTATTCTTAATTATTTCAGATGGAAAACATTACCAATGCTCACAAAAGATGATGAATATAATAGGGCAGAAAATCAATACAAGAGAAGTCTTGTAGAAGTAATTAAATTAATAAAAGAACGACCTGATATCTCTGCATCAAAAGAAACACGCTTGAGAGGAATGAGAATCGGAAGATAACAGAAAGGGTGTAAGAAATGCCTAAAAAAGATAAGACTGGACCAAGAAGCGGAAGCAAAGGACCACGAGATGGTAGAGGTAGTGGACAAGGGAGAGCAGGAGGAAAAGGAACTGGAAGAAAAACAGGGGGCAAAAAAGGAACGTGTAAATAATGATTAAAAATATATTTGCAAAACTTACGCTTGCGTTTTCTATTGTTTTTTTATTATTAGCAACTTGTTCAATCTCTTTTGCACAAAATGACCGATACTTTAATATCAATTCGTTTGAAAAGGGATTGAACAGTCATGTGACACCCTATTCTATGCAACCTAGTCAATGCTCAGAAGCACAAAACGTAAGATTCAACTCTAGGTATGGGGCATTAGCAAAAAGAGCAATAATACTCGAATATGGAGACGTGGGGGCACATGCTCTTCATGGGATGCACAGATACTACAAAGCGAGCGGGACAACTAAACTTATTGTTGGTGGATCTACTTTTTTATATGTGGGGAATGACACGACTGGCGCGCTTACTGTTATACACGAAGGGCTTACAGATTCCAAAACATGGCAATCTGTGACTTACCATGATATCGATATATGGACTAATGGTTATGACAATATTCTCAAATATGATGGGTATACGCAAACAACTGCTAATACTGACGGTTCGAGAACTGCAAGCAATTTATGTGCTGATTTAGGGGCTCCATTCGCAGAATTAAACACTGGGGCTGATCTTGATGCAAGTTCATGGTATCAGTATAAAATTGCTTATTATGATGGTACGAATTATTGTTATAGCACAAAAAAATCAAATGCTATTCTTACGGGTGCAGCAGTTAAAAACATTAGATTAATTGATATCCCTGTTGGAGAAGCAGGGACAACGCATAGATATATATATAGAACTGTTGGTAATGCTACAAAAGTTGCATGCCTTGCTAATACTACCTATTATTTGGTTGGAACTCTGGCAGATAATTCTACAGCAGTTTATAACGATACAACAAGTGATGATGATGCCGATGACGATTCAGCCCCTACTTGGGCGACATCAAGTGCAGGCAGTGATATTAGCCCGCCAAAAGGAACTCTTTGTGTTATCCACAAGGAACGATTATTTGTTGCTGGTGATAAAACAGATTTATCAAATATGTATTTTTCAGATGAATATAACCCTGATTATTTCGATCCAAATGATGTTGAAGTTATCCAAGAAAATGACGGGGATAAAATAACATTTATAAAAGAACAACTCGGGATTCTTACCGTTGCAAAAACAAATAGTATACAGAAATATTACACCGAAGGAAGTGAGGACGACTGGTATACAAGTGCCCCAATTACTCACACTGGTTGCTATGCTTCATATTCTGCTGCAAACACTCCTCTTGGAATTGTCTATCTTGCAAGATCAGGATTGTATCGATTCAATGGTGGAGGTTCTGAATTAATCTCTGATGCGGTAACTCCTGAAATAGAAGACATTTCTCCTACAAATATTGATAGAGCATACGGGCATTTTCATGGAACTGAATACATGCTTGCTTATACGTCAAAGGAATCAGGAGCGACAACAAACAATAGGATTCTAATTTATGATATTACAAGGGATGCTTATACCATAGACTATAGAAATATAAATGTTTTTACCTCTTTTAATTCAGGTTCAGATTATGGAACTCTTTATTCTGCTGACTCAACAACAGGTGGGAAAATATGGAATCACGAAGGAGAAGTGACGAATCTTATTCAAAAAACTAAGAGTGATTTTAATTCAGGCACTTTTGATGACGCAAGAGTGTACGGAGATGAGAATAGCCCGACTATGGAACTTGCCTGGGATATTACTATTGATGAAGCTGTGGGAACAATTGATGCGGGATACCCTACTGCAATAATCGATCGTCCTGATACTGACGGAAGTTGGACAAGCCCAGTATATGAGATTAATGTTGCTGCATTTGATAAATTATATTGGAATGAAGATCTAGGAACTACTGGTAATGTTACCTTTAAAATGAGAACTGGGGCAACATCGGCTGCGTGTAGTGCAGCAGCTTGGTCAAGTGCTTTTTCCGATCCTTCTGGTTCTGATATATCGGGAATTACTGCAAATAGTTTTGTTCAGATAAAGATTGATATAACGACTTCAAATATCCTTTATACGCCGACTTTATTTGTAAGTGATGGCTATCTATTCAAACTTGTTTATAGTGTCTCAGGAACGACACAGGAGGATGATTATCTAAGTAAATGGGTCTCTGGGTGGTCTAATTTTGGTGTTGATAATTATCCCAAGATAATACAGAAGATTAAAATTTTTTATGAAGGAACGTCTGGTGATTTAGTTATTTCTTATAAAAATAATGAGGGTGATATTGATTACAGTTTTACTATTGATCTTTCTGTCGACCCTAACACTGATTTGACTGATGACTATAAAGGAAGCGATGATAATAAATATTATACCTATTTACCTGAAATAAATTCTTCTTCTACTCCTAGCCCTATTGGGAGATTTTGGAAGATTACAGTTTCCGAAGAAGGTGTTACAGAGTGGCAACTCAATAGAATTGAAA